GTTAAAATATAAAAGAACGGTGTTCGATCTGTTGCGGTGAATAATTCTGAATAAATAGGCATATGCTGTTGCTCCTTAAAAGCGATAGAATTGGTGGGACAGTGAATCCGCGACCAATAGTATTTATCTTTTTGAAATAAAAATTATGTTGTTGAAAATAATGAACTTATTTTTAGTTGACAACAGGACAAAACTTTGATATACTAATATTGTAGTTGAGAAAAAGAAAGGAATACTAAAATGTTCACTCCATTGACCCCGCGCCAAAAGACCTTGCTTGTGAATAATGTCTTGTCTGCATGTAAGGACATTAGAACGCTAAAGAAAAATGGTTACCATTTTTTATATTTGTCAAGTGGAATGATAGCCCATTATAATCGTGGAGGATTCATTGATTATTATATGGATAATGATCTTGCCACTGATATTATCAATAATGCGCAAATGAATCAGTGGAATAATTTTAGGTTCGGTGATCGGAATTATGATTATATGATGGAAAAAAAGGATATTTATAATCGTATTCTCGCTGGTCTTGGTATAGTTGATTTGGGAGAACATATTCCAAATAAGTTTTGGTTTTAACATAATTTCAATTGGGAGGTCGGCTTAAAGGTAGCCATCCTTTAAAGAGTGAGTCGTGATACAGGGATTGCGGAAGTTATATCGGAATGATATGCAAGGGCAATCTTGGGTGCAGTTGTTTAGACCGATTGCCAAGATTAACTGCATTACAACCAAACACTATTGGCACGTGGATAATAGTTGATACGTTTTTTGCTACGCAAACTATTGTTGGTCTGATAAGGCAAGATATGGACTCTTTGGTGTAGAAACACACCAATTGAAATTTTATCAATCTTAGAAAAGAAAATACAAATGAATTTTATGTAAATTAATCCTTGACAAACAACAAATTATATAGTATCATAATAATGTGATGATAATCAAATCACATATGTAACAAGAAAATATAGGGATGGAATGTCCCGAATTTACGCTTGTGGAGATACCACTACTGGGCAACGTTGATAAAAAATCAATCTTGTAGGCATGTGTCGATGAAACAAGAAGCCATAATTGCTTTAGCAATTGGGTGATTCACAAAGGAATAAAGAATGTTGGTAGTTTGTAATGTTAAAAGTTTGTGTGGGCAGCGTGGATGAACACGTTTTGGGTCTTAAAGGTTTAACTCTTTTGAGGTAAGACTCGCCATAAATACGGAAGGAACGCCGTTGAGGAGTAACGATAAAATTGTTGGTATCCAATCCAACTCCACACAATTTATATAGATACCATATATTAGAAAAGGCCACTCTTACTACTGGTTTAACCAGAGCGGAGTGGCCATATTATTTTATGCTTGACATTTGAAAATGATTACTATATCATCGTAAATGAGGAGAAATATAACAATGGCAATAACTACATTAGGACCAAATGAAATTAATAAATTACAAGATATTATTTTTGATGGTGTGCGCAATCTTGAAGAGTGCGAGGCACTACAAACCGGTATGGCAGATACAATTAAAAGTGTGGCAGAGGAATTGCAAATTCCAGCAAGTCTATTAAAAAAGGCAATAAAAACGGCATTCAAAGGTAATTATGCTGAATTAGAAGCTGAGTTAAATGACCTTGATGCTTTGCTTCAAGCTGCGGGTAAAAAGTAAATAAATTAAAAATGCGGGGTTAGCTCAATGGTCGAGCGCCAGAAACCAATTCTGGAGGTTGCTATTTCGATATTAGCACCCCGCTCCAATAACAAGTTTATGTGAATGACTAAAGCAGGAAAAATATGCCTTCCGCCGTAAAATCGGGCTGGAATTAACCAGAAGTTCACATAATTTAAATTATAATAGTTTGTGCAGAGTGTGTTTTGAACGGATAACAAGTTGGACTCCATGCGCGTATACATTGGTAAAGACGCTGATAGGGCCAACCGGCTGTTGCGAACGGGGGATAACCAAGAAGACCCTAAAGTCTGTGACTGCTCTGCACAATTTATATATTAAAGTAAAACAGGAATATAATGAGTTATATTAGTGCAAAAATAAATAAAAAATCAGAACGTATAGAAGTTGTAGAAAGAATAAATGACAAACGCATTTATAACAGCTATCCAATTGACTATTCATTTTATGTAGATGATCCAAATGGTCAATATAAAACAATATATAATACTCCTGTAACAAAAATTACACCAAGATCATCATCGGAATTTCATAAAGAGTTAGCAAGACTTGGTAATAAAAAAGTTTGGGAAAGTGATTTAAATCTGGTTTATAAATGTCTTTCTCAAAATTATCGTCACAAAAATGCTCCAGAATTACATATTACCTTGTTTGATATAGAAGTGGATTTTGATTCTGTGCGCGGTTATGCTCCAATTGATGATCCGTTTGCTGCTATTACCGCAGTAACAATGCAACACCAATGGAATAAAGAATTAATTACTTTAGCTCTTAAACCCAAAACATATACTATAGAAAAAGCAAATGAAATTGCTGCAAAATTTGAAAATACGATAATTTTTGAAAATGAAGTTGATATGCTTTCTGCCATTCTTGATTTATTAGAAGATACTGATATTATTAGTGGATGGAATAGTTCTGGTTTTGATATTCCTTATCTTATCAATCGAATCACAAGAATTATGAGTAAAGATGATACAAGTAGACTATGCCTATGGAATGAAAAACCAAAAGAAAAAACAGTAGAAAAATATGGAAAAGAAATTTCCACTTATGAACTAGTAGGTAGAGTTCATTTGGATTTAATGGAAGTTTATATTAAGTTCACTTATGAAGAACGCCACAGCTATAGTTTAAATGCTATTGCAGAACATGAGTTGGGTCAAAGTAAAACACCATATACCGGTAGTCTTGATAAATTATATAATGAAGATTTTGAAAAGTTTATTGAATATAACAGGCAAGATGTTATACTTTTATCTCTTCTTGAAGATAAATTGAAGTTTATTGATTTATTAAATGGAATGGCCCATGATACAACAACTCTTCTTTCAACATGCATGGGAACAGTTGCAGTTATTGACCAAGCTATAGTCAATAGAATTCATGATAGGGGTCAGATTGCTCCAAATAGAAAAAATAATTCATATGAAGGTAATGAGTCTGTCGCAGGAGCATATGTTGCAACGCCAAAAAGCGGAGCACATGAATGGGTTGGAGTAATTGATATTAATTCACTATACCCAAGCACTATTAGAGCATTGAATATGGGATTGGAAACAATTGTTGGGCAAATTAGACCTACCCTAACAGATGATTATATTTCAGAACAATTCAAAAAGCAAAATATGACATTTGCTCATGCTTGGGAAAATCAATTTGGGTCTCATGAGTATCAAGCGGTTATGGCTCGTAAACAAGGTATTGATTTAATTATTGATTGGGAAGAAACAGGAAAAAATGATACAGTTACAGCAGATCAATGTTATGATTTAATTTTTAATAGTGGGCAACCTTGGATGCTTAGTGGTAACGGAACAATTTTTACATATGCACATAACGCTATTATTCCGGGATTATTACTGGATTGGTATACAGATCGTAAAGAATTTCAAAAGAAACAACGAGAAGCCACAGATTTAAAAATTGAGTCTTTTTTTAATCGCCGTCAGCATATAGAAAAAATAAAACTTAATAGTTTATATGGTGCATTATTAAGTCCAGCTTCTCGTTTCTTTGATAAAAGATTAGGACAAAGCGTAACTTTATCGGGTCGTATTATTTGCAAACATATTAATTCTTTTGCGAATGAATGTATTACTGGAGAATATAATATCGAAGGCGCAGCAATTTGTGCTGCTGATACTGATAGCACCCAATTTAGTGCATGGACAACAATTAAACCAATGGTTGATCGTAAAGAATTGGAATGGAATAAAGAGGCAGCGGTTCAATTATATACTGCTATTGGAGAAAAAGTTAACGAGTCTTTTCCAACTCTTATGGAAAAAATGTTTAATTGTCCACAAGAATTTGGATCGCTTATTAAGGCAAGTTGTGAAAGTGTTGGTTATCGCGGATTATATATTACTAAAAAAAGATATGCAATTTTAAATTATTGGAAAGATGGTAAGTATTTAAAAGAGCCAAAATTAAAAGCAATGGGATTGGACCTTAGACGCAGTGATACACCAGTAGTATGTCAGAAATTTTTAAAAACTATTCTTATGGAATTTTTAACAACTGGCTCAGAGCAAAATATTATCAAAATGATAAATGATTTTAAAATTAAATTTAAAGCATTACCGCCATCCGACAGAGGAACACCAAAACGAGTAAATAATTTAACTAATTATATGGACCTTATTCAAAAAGGAAAAGGTAATAGAGTTCCGGGGCATGTTCGTGCCGCTATAAATTGGAATATACTTCGTGAAATAAATAATGATAAGATTCATACTAAAATTGTTGATGGAATGAAATGTGTCGTTTGTCCATTAAAGAATAATATTAATCAAATGACAAGTATTGCATATCCAACAGATGAAATAAGTTTACCTAATTGGTTCACTGTATTACCCTTTGATGAAGAATCAATGATTAAAAGCGTAGTAGAAAAAAAGATTGAGAATCTTTTTGGTAAATTACCAAATTGGAAAACAATAGAAAATGCAACTAAGAAAATTAATACTTATGAAGATTTTTTTGAATAGAGGAGATTATGAAATTTTATACACTTATTTTTTTATTTTTTGTAACTTATGCTGCTTTAGCGCAAACACCGATTAAAAATATATATGCCGTTGGTAGTTCGTATAATTTTAACGCAACTCCAAATATTGCTGGAACCGCTTTATATGCCCATTATATTACAAGTCCGGGAACTTATGCTTTTACTGTTATCGATGTGCTTCCGACCAATATAAAACCACTTACTGTAACTAATAATATTGGAGCAGGTTTGGCTCAGAAGATGTTCACTATTGGAAAAGCAAGTTTAATTATGCCAACTACTGCGGGTATAAGTTGGAGTGGAACAAACACTGGCTGGCAATGGACCGGTGGCACTGCGGTAATCATTTCTTTAAAATCTAATTTTTATCTTATACCAACAGTTCGTTTTCTAAAATCGTCGGTTTCTGGAGGATCAGGATACCAACCAATTTTAGGTTTGTTAGTAGGATGGGGAAAATAATACTTGACTTTTTATTTGTTTTAAACTAATATACTTATATGCAAGATTATTTAGGAACAACTATTGAGATTGGTGATTATATTTTTGGTGGAGAGTCTTCTCAACTTTTTAAAGTAACGGACAAAGATAAACTGGATGATTGTGCCAACGTTACGAGACTTGGAGAACGAACTACACGAAGAGTTTTCCTTCGCAATTTTGTTAGAATTTCTGAGGAACAACTTACCTTATATTTTTTGACAAAAGGTTATAAAACGTAAATTATATAAAAGGAAATTATAAAATGATAGATGAATTGCGCGAAATACTCGCATATACACATGCTCTTGGATTTCTTGAACTAGTTAAGGTAACTGGAACAATTAGTTCAACCGAATTAAATTCAATGGCCGTAGATAAAAAGGTTGTTTTAAATTCTAAGTTTGTTCAACCAGTAAATGATTTTCAAGGAACATTTGGTCTTCATGATCTTGGCAGATTGAATACAATTCTTAATATTCCAGAATATAAAGAAAAAGCTATCATTACTGTAAACAAACAAACAGTCAATGGTAATGAAGTTTTAACTGGAATAACATTTACAAATGCAAATAAAGATTTTAAAAATGAATATCGTTTCATGAGCAAGGATGTAGTTGAAATTCAATTGCCACCCAAGACACGAAAGAATATTTCATGGGATATATCTATTCAACCAACAGTAAGTGCCATTCAACGTTTGAAGTTTCAATCTCAGGCCGCAGGTAATTCAATTGGAAATTTTCATGCAGGAGTAGATAATCACAATCTTGTTTTTTCATTGGGAGACCATAGCACACATAGCGGAGAATTTGTATTTCAAAGTGGAGTTACTGGTTCGTTAAAAACAGTTAGGGAATGGCCATTATCTCATGTTCAGGGTATTCTTGGATTAACAGGTGATAAGGTATTAGAAATTTCAGATGCAGGAGTCATGCAAATTACAGTTACTACAGGACAAGCAGTTCATCAATATACAATTTTGGCTTCTTGTTAATAAGGAATAATTTATGAGACAAATTGATTTAGTTTTAGACCCAACAAATTATATACCACAAGTGTGGGTTCTTATTGAACATGGGCAGGTTTTAAAATTTGAAATTTTAGAACCATTGGTAAGTAAAGATATAGACTCATATAGTGTAATTAATAAAACTTTGGTAGAGAATAATCTCGCACCATTAACGAAGGAAGATATAGATTATTATTTTGAACGATGTGGTCAATCATTATTGGAAGTTAAAGAAAATATTGAATTGATTTGTCGTTATGAAAAATCGAAAACTTGTCAGGGAGTAAATAAAATATGAGAAAATTTGCAACATTTTTTAATACAGAAACATTTAATATAGAACTCTTAGTAAAAAACGAAGATGGTTCTGTTTCGTCGTTAGTAATTAATGATGAATCATCAGTGTCAAAATATAAGTATAATTTAGAAGAAAAAGAAAAAATTCACACGGTTAATCATACTTTAGCTAAGAATAATTTATATACAATGACCGAAGAAGAAATGGAACATTATATATATCCAGCAGGAAGATTGATTGGTAGCGGCGACGGTAATGAGTTATCAGAAATAGAAATACAGAAGTTAGCTGGTTTTACTGTTGAAAAGAAAATTGTTTATGATAAACCAATATAATCAAAGGAGAAATAATGAGCCTTCTTAGTATTATATTATTTTTATTTATGTGGTGGGCAATAGGTGTCTGTGGGTATATTTTTTGGTGGACGACAGAATATGATTTTACTACTAAGCGCCTTACACTTGCTATATATGCAGGTATTTGTGGACCAATGTCTTGGTATATTGGTTGGCGTATCCATGGTAAATCAAATGATATTATAATTTTACAACGTAGGAAAGATAGACAATAAAGGTATAATTATGGCACAATTTGATCTTAAAGAAGATATTTTTAACAACGAAATAATTAGAAATAATGTTCGTAGTGAATGTTATGCTCAAAATTTATATGCCGCTCTTTGTAATATTGGATGGCGCAAGCAAGATATGCTTTCTATGTTAGAAGGATTTGAATGGGGAACAAGTTGGCGTGGAGCAGGACATTTAGTTGCTGATTTAAGAAATTCTGCATGGGATACAAAAGAAAATTATATGGATTGGTATTGTTCTGGTATTAGATCAGATGATCCAGATAAAAATATAACAGGTTTTGTTAGAGAAGGAGAAGTTACTCTTGAAATACAAAAAGATTTAGCTGATTTGGGGTGGGTAGTAAATAAAGTGTATTAGGAGATGTTATGGGATTTTTTTCTGATTTTTTGAAAGCGTTAAAAACTGCTAAAGCTGAACGCGATTGGCAAAAAAAATTTAATAAGAAAGTTATTGTTCCTCCTGAAATTATTTCTGAAAAAGATACAATGACAGCTAAGGGAGAACCATGGGTTGGAATTTTAAGATTGGATGTTGATCCAGATGATTTATCATCGGGAATGATAGAATTGGATTGGAATGAAAAATTTATTATTAAATTGGCACGTGCTGGTTATAAAGGAAAAGATGATAAAGCTATGGTAGATCAATGGTTTGCTAACATTTGCACAGGTATTATAACTGGTGAGTATGAAAATGAAATAGCTGATCCAGATAACCGCAAAAGAATTCAAAGAAAACAGTTGGATGATGAAAGGACAGAAATTTCATAATGGCTAAATTTTTATTATTTGACGCTAGTAATATTTTCTACCGTTGCAAATATACAATTCGCGGTGATCAATCTGAAAAACAAGGAATGTTATTACATACTTTATTTTCAAGTTTGAACAAGGTATGGAGAACATATAATGCAGATCATATTATTTTTGCATTTGACGGAAAGAATAATTGGCGCAAAGATATATATGCACCATACAAAGCAAATAGAATAGAAAAGAGAGCAAAACGCACTCCAACAGAAATGGCAGAAGATGTTTTGTTTTTTGAAGCATTTGATATTTTTAAAGATTTTATAAAAACAAAAACAAATTGCACGGTTCTTGAAAATGATAGTCTTGAAGCCGATGATTTATTGGCGGGATTTTGTCAATCTCATCCAAATGATACACATATTATTATTAGTGGTGATGCTGATTTTGAACAGCTTTTAGCACCAAATGTAATTTTATATAATGGTGTTACTGATACAACAACTACATTAACTGGAATTGT